TGAGGGGGCGGTGAGTTTTGTTTCCATTGATTCATTGCCCACCTCAATACATCCATTTGCTTTTAGATGTTCACGGTGTCGGCTTCGGCTCTGTATCATCGAGCCATCAATCATTGATTGGTAAGGAGTAATGTCACCCATAATCATGGGCGCTTCAACATCATCATTGGCTTTGTGTTTTTCAACCAATTCGCCATTACGCATAACGTAAGTTGTTCTCATAGTAACAAAATTTCCTCGTCATCTGATTCGATGTGGTCGTCCCAAATTAACTGCATTTTGTCCAAATTTGACACCATTTTGTCGATGTCTGTCAATGTGACATTTTGCTTGGTTTTAATTGTAGCAAATGTTTCAACATAAGGCGCAATTATTTCTTCGGGTATTTTGCCCTCAACAATGCGCTCATAGGCCGCAAGAATCTCATCCCTGCGCTTTTTGTTCTTGTCTTGTTCACGTTTAAGTTGCTTTTTGAGCTTATCGGGGCCAGGGTCATGGGTGTCATCAATGAAAATAATTGGAACAGAAGCAGTCAAGATGCCCACTGAGCCAGTTGCTTGAACACCCGTTAATTGAACAACTATTGGGAATGTGGCAACAACATTACCCACAGAGCCTGTTGCTGTGACGCCTGATAATTGAACTGTGTTTGCATCTGGCGCAATCCCTGTTGCTCCAGTTGCGGTAACACCTGTAAGTGCGGCACTAACTGCAACACTTGGGCTGCCAACGCCACCCGTAGCTTGATTGCCCGTTAATGGGAGGCTATCCCATCTGGCATCGTCCCAAGTACCCGTGCCCCAAGGCCCTTGTGCCATTATGCAATGCGCAAAAGACCTGTGGTCGCATCATTAGTGGGCATGGTCAACGTGAAAGTGCCAGCCGTTACCGTTTGCGATCCAAAGTTGTGAACGCTAACCGCTTTATTACTAGCGCTTGAGTTATAGATTAAAACGGCATCAAATGCCGTTGTAACCGTCAAAGCAGACCATGTAAAGCTAGCCGAGGGTGTCCAATATGCCGTTGTTCCACTTGTTGCGGGTGCATTTGCATTGGTAACCGTCACCCCGCCCGCTGTGTAACCCGTGCCTGAAGTGTTTGTCACTTCATTGGTTGCCGAATAAGCCGTGGTTGCCGCACCCAAACTGCCCGTTGCAAAGTACAAAGCCGCTTTAAAGGTGTTGCCCGTGCTAGGCGTGAAGTTGTGAGTTCCTGTGAGCAATTCGCCCTTGAAACTTGTACACATTGCCGTTGTATTTGCCATTTTGATTCCTTAAAAAGATGAAGCAGCGCCATCAGCAACGGCTGCGTGTTTGAGTTTCACATGAACCGAACGATGGACTAATTCACCATCTAACCAATATTCAACCCATTCGATTGTCTCGGTGTCGGTGTCGGATTGACCTTCTCGCTTCTCAAGCAAGGATTCATCCATTTGGCCTTTAGTGGTTTCAATCATTTAATCACCTCCATGCCTACGGCTTTACCATCTGGGCCACGCACAATTCTCTTTGGCGCTGAAATCAGATCAGCCACATTCTTCATCACTTGCGTGTTGTCGCTTTGATTTTTGAGCATTTCTTGCATCGTGCCAACGCTATTGTTGTGGCTTTGCATGACTTGTTGGTGCGAATTGTTCACCGTGTTCATCATTGCCTCAATCATACCTCTCAAGTCTTGATTCAATGTTGCGTGCATTTGTTGTTGCGCATCCATATCCTCGGGCAAAATAGACGCTGAATGGCTGATCTGAGCCACACGAATCTTGGTGTTGGCATCCAACTCGGCCTTGAAACGCTCCATTTGTTGCTCACGCTCAAGTTTTGCACTCTCAAGTTGAGCCGTAAATTGTAGTTGTTGAGCATCGGCTTGGAGTTTGGCTTGTTGCAATTGAGCCTCAAATTGCGCTTTGGCTTGTGCCACTTGCATATCGGCTTGAACCCGCATTTGGTCGGCTTGTTGTTGCGCTTGCAACTTCATCATCTCGGGGTTGGGTTTGGGTTGTTGCGGTTGTGCCATCTTTTGCTTGATTTGGTCAAGGGCTTGGTCAATAACTCCTTCAAGCTCTTGAGATGACTTAAACGCACTCACGCCAAACTTCATAACTTCCATCAATACGGGTGTCATCTCGGGGCTTGCTTGTGCAACGGGCATGGCTTGTTGTAGGAAGCCCGCAAACGCACCAATGAACTCGGTACGCTCACGCTTCATGGCCGCTTCGTCCAATTGAACCAAGCTATCCGCTGCCACCTCAATCCTAAAGTTACGCAATGGTTTGTCTTTAATCAACGCCAACGCTTGCGGGATCATCTGCTGATCTACTGGCTGTAATTGGCTTGCGCCCGCATACATAAGAATTGTTTGCGGTTGGAACTTAGTGCAAATGATTTGAGCCTTGAGCCTAATCAGGTCAGAGGCAAACAATGCCACTTCCTCTTGCATAGAACGGAGTCTAATGCTCGCAAATTGTCCCTTGATTTGTTGTGCGGTAGCGGTTTCGCTCGCTTGTGATGCACCCCTCAAGATGTCCGACAAACCCGTGATTTCATAGATTTGTTGCTTGATTTCTTGTCTTGCTCGGTAACATTGAAGCAAAGCATTGGCTAAAGTATCCAAAGGCAATAGGTCAATTGCACCCTTTAAACCGCCTTTTTCGCTAAACGCCATCCACTTATCAACGGGAATCAAGGTGTTATTGTCACCCTCGGTCAACAATCGTTGCAATGCGGGCACGCTTGAGTCGTAAACACCACGAACACGCAAAGACTTGACCAAACCATCAATGCGGTCACTCAAGATGTCCAACTCATTGGCTTGGTCTTGATAGAGTACGAAATCTGGCACGGGTACAAGGCTATCGCTTGTCATCGTTGCATACAAAGGCTTGCAACATGGGAAAAATTGCTCTAATTCGAGTGGGTCATCCCGCACATCAATGAACTTGTTGCCTTGTTTGCTAAACCAATAAACCTTGGCGGTTTCTTTGTCCCACAACTCGCAAATCTTTGCCCGTGTGTATTCTCTTTGATTGCTTGCGTAGTTTGACAAGGGGTCAGGGCCGCTATCCAACGGGATGTTGCGTGCCGCTTCCTCACCAAAACGCTCAACCAATGCGTCTTTGGTCATGTAAACCCAACGCCATACTTGGGTCACTTCCTCCCATGTACGGGCAACGCTATGGCCGAAATCAGCCCAATGGACGTAATCAGTTGGTGCGCACTCGTACTCAATCTGCTCCATCGGCTCGACTTGACCCGCAGTGTAGTCTTTGGTTTCGGCCTCGTCCGTATCTTCGGTGACTTGCAAGCCATCATCGTTTTCGGGGGTTTCGGGCATACCAGGCACTTGGACAACGTGCGGTTCATAACGAACCCATGCCACGCCACGGCCACCCAAGAACCGATCCTCAACGGCATGACGCATCGTGCTTCTAAAGTCGGTGTAATGCTCAATCTCAAAGTCCAATGCACGCTCAACCAATGTTGACGCTACACGGCCAATCGGGTCATTGTCCCCAAACCTTCGGCTTACATCGGCCTTGGGCATCTTGCTATAAACAGCGGGAATTAGGGTTTGTACGTTTGACCAAAGAATATTGAATTTGGCGGTGTCATTGCCGCTTGCGCTTCGTGTGTCATCCCTATAACGCCTAATGATCTTCTTAGTGCGTGCTTCCCACTTCTTGAACTCGTTGTCGTAAGTGGCTATGAGGGTGTTGTACTTGTCAACTTCCGTTGGGACTAATTCAGCCATTTTGTTTCCTTCTCAGCAAGTCCATGCGGCTGTCATTTGTTCTCGGGCTTTGCGGTTTTAGCAGCGTCTTTGAAATCTTTGGCGGTAGGGGCGTCTTTGCTTCCCACCTTGTTCATCTTCTCGCCCGAACCCGCCTTGATTCGCTCTTGTTTTGCCAAAATATTGGCATAAAGTCCAGCTTTAGACATGATTAAGCCGAGAATATGCCAACGGCAAACACTTCAACGCCCGCGCCTGTAGTGATCTTCCATGCGCCATTTCTAGATCGAGCGTTTAGTTCAATGTCATATTGACCAATGCCACCACCAGGCGATGCGGGCAGTATTGTGTGGCTAAAGCCCGAGCCATCAAGGATGATGACGTTGCCAGTTGCCGCAGTAGTTACCGTGCAAGCAAGGCGGTGAATGTAATCCCCCGCTGCGCCCGTGCCACCCAACACTTGAGCCGTTTGACTTGCGGCAACGTGTTCATATTGGTATGCGTAAGGTGTATTTATTCCACTCATATTCGATTGCTCCTAGCGGTTTGTTTGTGGATTGCCCACATATCGTTCATTGTGACTTCGTTTTCGGGGCCAACAATCAACACTTTACTCGGGTCTGGCGGTTTGTCTTTCGGTTCTTCCCGCCAACTAATTGCTAACATCCTCATTGCATCTGCGGGGTGACTTGTCCAATCGTGCTTGGGCGTTTGCCTGAAAGCCTTTTTGTCCTCGTCATACTCACGCTGATACTGCCTCAACGCCTCAATCCCATCCGCGCACTTCTCGGCATCAAACCAACATCTTGGCAATGCCATCCTCACGGCTTGAATACCATCTTGAACGGTCAAACTAGGCACAATCGCCAAGTTGTTAATGCCCAAGTGCGCGGCCATTTGCTCAATTACCGACTTACCACCGCTTGCCAAAGTCCTAGCTCTCGCATCATGCGGTAGGTAATGTTTTCCGTAATTGTAGGGTTTTTCTTTGATTTTTGTAACAAATTCTTCGATTGTTCCACCAGAAAGGGCAAAAAAATCAACAATATGTATTTCGCCCGCAATGACTTGATACCACCAAATTGCCGTGTCATCGGTGTGACCTAAGTCCCAAGCCGTGTGTGTCTTGACCTCAATTTGATTCTCAACCTTAGTTATGCGCCCGTCCTCGCTCACCTTGCGCATCTCCGTGCCCCATATCGCACCAATGATGGCCGCCTCAAAGCTGCACTCATACTCTTGGAGATACTGATCTTCCGCTAGTTGTGCCTGTGCCGCCTGTAACTCGGATTCGGGCAACAACTTGGATTTGCTTGCGGGTAGGGATAGGGAAAACCACTCATTCGGTAGTTTCTTGCTTGTTTCGTAGATGTTCCAAAACTGATTCTTGCCCTTTGGCGTGCCCCCAAAGACGCACCACCCTTGTTTATCACTGAGAGCTGGCCTCACTACGTTACCCCACACACTAGGTTTGAAGTCGCCATATTCATCTAGGTAGAGGCCATCAAAGCCCAATCCACGCATGGCATCGGCATTGTCCGCACCAAATAGCCTGATCTTTGCACCGTTTAGCAGTTCAATGATTAAGTCGGCCTCATTGCTTGACTTGGTGATTGGACGGGAAAAGTATTTAAGATAATCCCACGCCACACTCTTGGCTTGGCTTCTATACGGGGCAACATACCCAAACAAGGGCATCGGGCTTTTGCAAGTGATGGCCGCCCTAATAATGTCATTGATGGCCGCCACGCTCTTGCCCGCCCTTCGGTGAGCTACTAAGCAAGCCCATCTCTCGGTTCTAGCGTGAAACTCCCTAAATTGCTTTCTAGGGCTATACGGGATTTCTATGATTCCGCTTGCCATTTAATGACCATTTCTTGTGGGCCACCATCCGCGCCCGTGACTTCAGAGCGTGCCAACTTGGGCACATGGTACTCAACAACGCTTTGAAATAGCTCAAACGCCTTGGCGGGGTTTGGCTTTATGTCGTTAGTTATGTCACCCTCGGCCACGGCATCGAGCCATTCTGCGAGCCTGTGAGCGTTTTGATCCACAAACAAGGCTATGGCCTGTCTCGCCTCTTGCGTGACCTTGTTGGGCACTCCTGACGGCCTCCCGTTGGGGTTATTCGTCCAACCCTTGCGGCTTTGTTTAACTTTGTTGTTTTCACTCATTGCTTGCACCTTGTTGGGTGAGGGCGTTGATTTGGTCTTTGCTTATGTGTGCGAGAAAACAGGAAAATTACACACTCGACATCCTCAATTGCCTGTTTAACCGCCCTCGTTCTTTTTTCTATCCATTGCCTTCATTGCCTCGGCTAGGCGTTTACCCTTATCCGCTTGATTGTAGTCTTTCGCTACGTTTACGGGGATGCCCATCTTTTTGGCAAACTCGGGGTTATGCGCGGCTGCGGCCATCATTCTTGCTTGTGCGGGTGAATGGCTTGGCATGGCTTAGTCCAAGAATTTAAGTTTGTATAGGGTTGAGTCTATGTTCTCTTGAATGTTATCCACAAGTTGATTAAGTTCCGAGTCTTGTGGAAGTTGCTTTCTTATGTCCATTACGAACTTGGATAGCACTTCAAAATACTTGATTGGATCGGGATTGGGGGGATGGTACTCATTGGGAAACTTCTTGAGTTGCCCGTATTTGCCCATATAAGCCTCGGCATAGGCATCGGTTTGTTCTACGATTAGGTCATAGAACGCGCCAAGAGCCATGTGCTTGCTAAAGCTATTGGTTGTCCAGTGCATCAAATGGGCGTTTGTGCCGCAATGCAGTAGTGCGAGGACAAAGTTTGACACATAGCCCGAATATTTATCCATGCTTTTTCCTAAAAAAAGTGGTGAGATTGCATTTTAATACAGTCTCACCACAAGGCAACTACAATTTTAGTATATAGGAATTGGGACATCTTTAGGCCATTGGTTGTTGTTTACCAACTCATCCACGGTTCTTTGATGGGCTTTTTGCCACAACTCTTGGCGCTCATCTTTGGATAGATGCGCCCCTTGGTCAATCTCGTAATGGCATTTTAGACAAAGCGCAGCCACTAGGTTGTCATCGGCCTTGATGCCCCGTCCCTTGCCACCGCCCCAATTGGTGTGTGCCGCTTGAACCCCGTTATCGATGCCACAGTTTTGACAGGCTAAACCCGCCACTAGCTTTAGGAGCTTCTGGCTTCTCACATACTGGTGTTTCAGATATTGCATATTCTTTGGTTTGATATTTGTGGCCGTTGGCGCAAATGCGCCTTCTCAGGATGAACTCAGGGTTTGCCCTAGTGTCTAATACTTTGTTGTGGCGGGTCTTGCATACGGGACACATCATGCTTCTATCCCCTTGTCGGCCATCCAAGCCATAAGCCATTCAATAAACTCTGAGCCTTCCTCAACCGTGAATTTGTGGCTCTGTAGCCCAAGCTGCACAACCCTCTCACCGTCTAGGCTTGGGGCAACCTTGCCAATCTTGCGTCCTGTTTCATGCGCCCACTGGTCAATGAGTAAGCGTTTCCAATCGTCTGCTGACCAAGCACTGCCAATCACCTTCATTGCCTTATAAATCTTGTCAATCAAGGCGTGAAACATATCGTTTTGCTCATTGCTTCGGTTGGCTTTTTTGACCTCAAGGCGTAGCTGCTTGCCCGCTTGTAAGGTTTCTTTGATCTTCGGCCATAAGTCTTTTAAGACGGTGTGGGCTTGTTGGCTATTGTGTAAAGTGAAAATCATGGTTTAAATCCTATGTAGTAAGC